TATTCTGTCTTTGTATTGACCTGTAGATGGTTTTGCTGCTGCTCCACCCGGACCAAAAGGATAAAAAATTTCTTTTAGTCGTTTCATTAAACCTGTATCTTTTCGTATTTCTTTTTTAATGGTTGCTTGTTTCGGCTTAATAAATTGCGAATCTTCTGAAGAGCGCGAGCCGCGCCGCCGCGTGTTTTGGCAACTGCCATTTCAATACTCTGATGATCCTCTTTGCCAAATTTCTTTTGGGCCAACTTTCGCGCTTCCTTTTCTCTCTTATTAGGAAAATCCAAAACAGTCTCCTCACTATAAAGTTCCCTTACAGCAACTTTATTTTCCTTCATTCCGGGATACAGAGTTTTCAAAATCAGGCGAGCCGATTGAATGTTAGTTTTTAAAGTGTCTGGTGCTTCAGCAAATGAATCGCAACCATTGACTGTTAAATACCCGGCAAATAACTCAGCGCAATTCAGATCTGTCTGTGCTGCGCCCTTGGCACGCCTTTTCCCGGCCTTTTTAGCTACAGTGGGGTCTTCCTCCTTCAACCACAATTCAACCGCGTTAGAGACGGCAGTTTTCAGCACATTGGTATTCGTGGATTTCTTCACTCGACCAATCCGAGGAACCCTCCCAAAAAAATACCAAGGCGCGGCTGGATTTTGACTTTCTTTTATAAGAACCCACAATTTTGCGTTAAAATAGAAAAACCTCTTCCACGGCATTTTCTTGCCCGTCTTATCTAAGGCCTGAATGATTTGTTGTGAAGCAAATCGAGCGCCTTTAGGGATCACTGTAGAGCGCAGCGCCGATTCCTTTTTTCCATCAACAACAACAAATTCTATAATGTTGTCCGGTTGCTTTAATTGCGTATTCATATTTATTAGGATTTAGTTAAATTCTTCGTACCAGTTACGTACCACTTTCCATACGTTGACCTGCATATCTGTGCATATCTGTGAGACAGGGAAAGACGTTCGTAATGCGTGAGCAAACTATTATTTACGCAGCGACTCTAAGCAAGTTTATATCTGGATTTATTGAAGAAAACTTATCTATGCACATCTGTGCATATCTGTGAGGGCATTAAAAAAGCGCCATTTCTGGCGCTATAGAGTGGCGGGAGTGACGGGACTTGAACCCGCAACCTCCTGCGTGACAGGCAGAAAACCTATTCCATTTTAGTTAATGTTTTCAGTGCTTAAATGAATTTAAGTTTAGTTTAGTACCAGTTACGAACCACATTTCGGAAATCTAGTACCACTACATTATTTAACCTTTAGAAGATCTTGTTTCTCAAAATAATTTAAGAATTGCCCTGCCATCTCATTTCTTTGTTTTGATAGTTCAATTAATTTATCTCTCTTGTCTTCAGGAGTCATTTTCTTGTCCCTCTGTATGTTCACTATACTCTTTGTGATTAAACCAAGCATAGTTCGAGCCTGTCGGATCTGAGTCAATTTAGTGTCTCCATCGAGTTGCCCATTCAAAGGCACAAAATAGGGAACAGCATTTGGGACTTCTTTTTTGACATATTTGTCGTTTGCCATCCGTTGCTCAACGAGCCGCGCCGCTTCGTAAAATTGCCGCACCTCATCTGATGCCTCATATTTACTGACTGTGAATGCTCGAATACCGGGATATTCTTCAACTGTCATTGCTGGAGCAGGAGGCACATCAGCTAAACTAAATTTAATCATCCAAAAGTCTAGAAACTCAACCCCTCCTGTTCCTAATCCACCAAGCCAAGCCCGAACAAAATTATCCAATTTAATTGGACTCATATCAACCGATCCATCTGTTACTGCTGCTCCTGTTTCAGCTAATTTTTTCATTAACTCAGAAGTGCGCGTGTGCGTTCTCAAATGAGGGGGTAGTTTCTCCATCGCCAGTGATTCAAGTGGTCGTCCAGTATGAATATTGTAGTTAGCCGCCGCCTCAATCACGGGCCTCGCTATGGTCGGAGTATATGTTCCTAAGTTAACAAAATACGTTTCAGGACTCCATGCCATTGGAAGCGGAGATTCTAAACTTAAATCAATAAACCATTTATTAATTGCGTTTGGATCTTTGTCGTAAGCGTAGTCCAGGGCAGACTCAACTGAAGTACCATAAAGATGAGCAAG